ACAGAGTTGCTAAAGATTCTAAATATAAAAGTATGAGAAAAATGTGGCGAGAATATGAGAATCACAATATACAGGCGACATAATGATTATATTTTTCTTGATTTTGGTCCTCCAGAGCTTGACAAAATTTATGATTTCGTGTATAGTGAGAACATTAAATGGTATACATTAAGTTATACAGAAAAGGAAATGGAAGAGTATGAGCGATTTTTTAAAAGAGATAATAAAACAAACAGGTAATGAATACGCAACGTTAGCTTCTGAAGGTGTTTCAGGTGGCGACATTGATAGTTTCATAGATACAGGTTCTTATTCTTTCAACGCTCTTCTTTCAGGTTCAATTTTTGGTGGTCTTCCAGGCAATCGTATTACAGCAATTGCTGGTGAAGCTGCTACAGGTAAAACTTTCTTTGCATTAGGTATTGTAAAAAGTTTTTTAGAGGCAAACAAAGACGCAGGTGTAATCTACTTTGAATCAGAAAATGCAATCTCAAAAGATATGATTGAGAGTAGAGGTGTTGATAGTAATAGACTATTGGTAATGCCAGTTGCAACCGTGCAAGAATTTAGAACACAATCAATTAAAATTATAGACAAGTATTTGGAACAACCAGAAGACAAACGAAAACCTATGATGTTTGTATTAGATAGTTTAGGTATGTTATCTACAACTAAAGAAATGACAGATACAGCAGAGGGTAAAGAGACTAGAGATATGACTAGGTCTCAAATTGTTAAGTCTGCTTTCAGAGTATTAACTTTGAAACTAGGTCAAGCAAATGTTCCTATGATAATGACCAATCATACTTATGATGTGATTGGCAGTATGTTTCCACAAAAAGAAATGGGTGGCGGTTCAGGTTTGAAATACGCTGCTTCATCAATCATCTATCTAGGTAAACGTAAAGAAAAAGACGGCACAGAGGTAGTTGGTAATATTATTCATTGTAAAAATTATAAATCAAGAATCACAAAAGAAAATGCTCAAATAGATGTTAGACTAACTTATAAAAAAGGTCTTGATAGACATTATGGTTTATTAGACTTAGCTGAACAAGCAGGTATATTTAAGAAAGTATCTACAAGATATGAGACACCAGCAGGTAAGGCGTTTGGTAAATCTATTAATTCAGAGCCAGAAAAATATTTTACAAAGGAAATATTAGGTAAGATTGATGAATACACAAAACAAAAATTCACCTACGGACAAGACGAAGAATAATCCTAGATACGTATTCGCACAAAAACAAGGTGACGAATATTCTTGTATCAAATTAACAGAGGGTAAATTCGCAGGCGTAATATATCATTATGGTAAAGTCTCTTTTGCTCCAGAAACGGAACTAAAAGATGGCAAGTTACCTATGAAGTTTGATTATACCGTAGCATTAAATCCTACTGAACACGTATTATATGATAATCAAGAGTTTATTGATTACATAGGTGATATACTATTAGAATTATTAGAAAAACAATTAAAAGAAGGCAAATTAGATAATGCAAAGTGATAGATTAGAAACCACTATATTAAGTAATCTATTCTATAAAGAGGAATATGCTAGAAAGGTTTTGCCTTTTTTAAAAGAAGAATACTTTACAAATAGAATAGAACAAATTATCTTTAAAACACAATCTGATTTTATTATAAAATATAATAATGTTCCTACTAAAGACGCCATACTAATTGAAATTAATAATAGAAAAGATATTAATGATACTGAACACGGACATATAAAAGATTATATTAATACTATTGCAGACCAAGAAACAGATGAACAATGGTTATTAGACACTACTGAAAAATGGTGTAAAGATAGAGCAGTACATAACGCAGTATTAAGTGGTATTAAAATACTAGATGGCAAAGATAAGAAACAAACACCAGAGGCAATACCTGGTATTTTATCAGACGCATTAGCAGTTTCTTTTGACAATCATATTGGTCACGATTATATTGATGACGCAGAAAATAGATATGAATGGTATCACACTAAAGAGAAAAGGTTTCAATTTGACCTAGATTATATGAATAGAATTACAAAAGGTGGTATACCAGCTAAGACATTGAATATTGCATTAGCAGGTACCGGTGTTGGTAAGTCCTTGTTTATGTGTCATTGTGCTTCAAACTTTTTAACGCAAGGTTATAATGTATTGTATATAACTTTAGAAATGGCAGAGGAAAGAATTGCAGAAAGAATAGACGCAAATTTATTAGACGTTTCTATGGACGACCTACACGTAATGCCAAAAGATTTGTATGATAACAAACTTAAAAAGATTTCAGATAAGACTTATGGTAAATTAATTATCAAAGAATATCCAACGGCGTCTGCTCATAGTGGTCATTTTAAGGCATTAATAAATGAACTTGCATTAAAGAAATCATTTAAACCAGATATTGTATTCATAGATTATTTAAATATATGTGCTTCAAGTAGATTCAAAGGTGGTAATATTGGTTCTTATTTTTATATCAAGGCAATTGCTGAAGAGTTAAGAGGCCTTGCAGTAGAATTTAATGTACCAATCTTTAGTGCCACACAAACAACAAGAACTGGTTATACAGCGACAGATATTGGACTAGAAGATACGTCTGAATCTTTTGGTTTACCAGCAACGGCAGATTTTATGTTTGCTTTAATGTCAACTGAAGAGTTAGAAGCTCTAGGTCAGATGAAGATTAAACAACTTAAAAACAGATACAATGACCCAAGCGTCAACAGGTCATTTATCGTAGGTGTAGATAGAGCAAAGATGAGACTATATGATGTAGGTCAAAATGCACAATCAATTGTTGACAGCAATCAAAAAGAAGTAGAACAAAAAGAGGTCGCTTACGATAAGTTTAGTGACTTCAAATTATAATGCCAAAGAAAAAGAAAACTCAAAAAGTTAGATTTCATAAAGGTGATAAGAGGCCAGGAGGTAAACAAGGTAAATTGTCTTACGATACTAAATTAGTCAAACGTGGTAGAAAAATGGTATGGCAGGTAATTGAACAACCTACTAACTCAATCTTATCGGAATATTTCTTTGAAGAAGACGCACAAAAATTAGCAGACTTCCAAAATAAACATAAAGTCTGGCAAGCTAATGGTGGTGTACCACCTTTCCTTTGTTTAAATTATATGTCAAGAAACTAGTTGCCAAATGCTCCTAAATATAGTAGGAGAGAATAATGGCATACGATTTTATACCAAAGTCACAGGCAGATATACAAAAGGCAGGTGTGTTTCTAAAAGAACACGCAAGAGTCTATGAATATCTACACAAAAAATTCAATAGAAATGACCCTATTGCTTTAAGTTTAAAACCTGATGAAAAGAAAACTATCAAAGTCACTAGAGCTTTTCAAAGTGTCACCACTATACAAGAGTTAAATCAGGCAATCAAAATCAAAGATACAAAACTTTCTTTTGGTGAGGGTAGTAGAGGTGGTAGAGGTGTTGCTAATAAAGGTGGTCAGTTTGAGATAGACTTAACAAAAGATTTAGAGACTTGGTGGGAAGATGAAACAAATTATAAGAGTAAACACTCTAAAAAAATTATAGAAGAAATGTCTAAAGAGTATGGTTGGGCAAAGTCTAAAAAATTTGATGTAAATAATGAAGGTGGATTAAATCAAAAAAGACCATTAATATTTACAGACCAACCTTATATCGGAACATCCGGTGACCAAAATATTGGAAAAACGGTTACAGACATAACGGTGACCACAGATAAAGGTCCTGTTTACTTATCATTAAAAGCAACAGGTACGGTAACATTCTTTAATGCTGGTGTTACCAAATATTTGATTGCAGATGAAATGAGAAACCATAGAACAATTAAAAACAAACAAGGTCTGACATTGTTAAAAATGTTAGGTTTAAACCCTAGAAAATTAGCAGATGTTTTTAATTCATATGGTGGTAAACAAGAAAGATTTACAGAAAATGTTTATAATAAATTAGAAAGACCAAAACTTATAAAATTTTTAAAGTCTGGTATGGGTTATGGATATCATTATGTACACGCAAAAAACCCTAATGAAATACATCACTTTAAAATGACAAAGGAGTTTATGACAAAACTAGCCAATCCTACGTCAGCCGTCGCTTATTATGGTGGTAAAAAGAGTGCAGGTAAACGTGTAGATATTGATATTGAAACACCATTTATTACCTTGAAAATCAACATAAGAAATAAGCAAGGTGGTGTATATCCTAGCCATATTATGTGTGATTATACTTTCAAAAAATATAAATAGTAATGTGATTTAATATTGACAATTATGGAAAATTTTGGTATAATGGACAAATTGGAGAGCAAATGTTTAGTTTTAAAGGATTTTTTACACAGGAAAAGAACACACACCTAGAACACCTAGAAGATGATATTATTAATAATGGTGTAAAGGGTGGTGAAAACGCAATCAACTTCCTAAAATCGGTAAGAAATATGTTAGCCGGTAACACCGGTGGTGCAGTTAATATGACCGTTAAATGGGACGGTGCGCCTGCTATTATATGTGGTCAAAATCCAGAAAATGGCAAATTTTTTGTTGGTACAAAATCAGTATTCAACGTCACTCCTAAAATAAATTATTCACTATCAGATATAAAAAGGAATCACGGTACTTCAGGTGCTGGTGAAAAACTTATCTATACATTTAATTTTCTTAAAAGATTACCTATAAAAGGCATACTTCAAGGTGATTTATTGTTTACAGAAAAAGATAAGAAGATTGTTAATATTGATGGTGAAAAAATGATTTCATTTACACCTAATACAATTACATATGCAGTACCAGTTGATAGTGATATTGGTAGAAAAATTGCAAGAGCAAAAATGGGTATAGTATTTCATACTTCATATACTGGTAAAGATATGAAAAGTTTGTCAGCAGGTTTTGGTACCGTTAGAGGTAGCGGTGGTTCTAATATATTCTTGGCGTCAGCACAATACACCGATAAATCTGGTTCAGTAATGTTTAACAAAAGAGAATTAAATGCCTTTGACGCTCAAATTAGAATGGCTGAAGGTTCTTTATCAAAAGCAAAAACATTATTAAATGATATGTCAACAGCAAGAGAAGACCCATTATCAGTTGCATTTAGATTAAAAACTTTCTTTAATTACTTTATTAAAAACACGCAAGGTGATATGGGTAAAGTAAGAGATATGCAACAAAAATTTAGAGATTATTATAACAATATGCTACAAGGTGAAATAGATTCTAAAAAAACTTCTAAAGGTAAAGAGAAATATATTAAGGCACAAAAAGAAGGTTTAAGATTTATAGATAGAAATAAACAACAATTATACTTTGCTATTGCTAGTCATATTACTTTAGCAAATTGTAAAAATACTTTATTAAGAAAGATGAATCAAATACAAAGTATTGGTCATTTTGTTAGAACTTCAAGTGGTTATAGAGTGACAGCACCAGAGGGTTATGTTGCAGTTGATAAAGTTGCAGGTGCAGTTAAACTAGTTGATAGATTAGAATTTAGTAGAACTAACTTTACATTACCAAAAGGTTGGAACTAATGAGAACTATACCAGATACAATTGATTTAATTAAAAAGAAACTAATAGGTGTACTAGATTGTTATTATTCAATATGTGAAAAATATGGTGGCCAGATTGGCGCTTGGGCGTGGCGTAAAAGATGGTGCAACCGACAGAAAGGTACAGGTTATAGAAAGTGAAGTTTGTAGAAAGATTTTTAAGAGAAGTTAAAGGTGGACCTTGGCAAATTATTATGATAGGTGGACCAGGTTCTGGTAAATCAACTTACTCAAAATATATTACAAAGCACTTTAACATACCACACATTTATACTGGTGATATGATGAGAGA